TCAATTTATGTACCAGCTTCGCTTTACGATACGTATATAGCTTCTACGAATTGAGTTACCTATTCTTCAAGATTTGTAAGTGTTTAATGTATAATATTTCATAAAGCTTTATTAAGGAGAAGATATGAAATTACAAATTTTAATTCCACAATATAAAGAAACTGATGATGTAGTTAAGCCTCTCTTAGATAGTATAGCGATACAACAAAGTGTAGATTTAAATGAAGTAGGAGTTATTATTACAAACGATGGAAGTGACGTTAAGTTAACAGAAGATTTTTTAAATAGTTATCCTTTCAAAGTAGAATATTATCAAAATAAACATGAGGGAGTTTCGGCTACAAGAAATTATTGTTTAGATAAAGCAACAGCAGATTATGTAATGTTCTGTGATGCTGATGATATGTTTTATCATGTGTGTGGCTTATATATTATTTTTAGGGAAATGAACGTAGGCTTCGATGCTTTAATCTCAGCTTTTTTAGAAGAAACAAGAAACCCGGAAAATAAAGAAGAGATCTTATATATTACGAGAGAGATGGATAGTACTTTCGTTCATGGAAAAATTTATAGGAGACAATATCTTTTAGATAATAATATAAGATTTAATCCTAAGCTTACAATTCATGAAGATAGCTATTTTAACTGTTTAGCTCAGAAAATGACTTTAAATGCTAAATATTCTCAGCTTCCCTTCTATCTTTGGAAATGGAGAGATGAGAGTGTTTGTAGACATGATCCAAAATATATTTTAAAAACTTATAATAATATGCTTGACAGCAATACTGCTTTAGTACAAGAATTTATTAAGAGAAGAAGAATCACTGATGCTCAATTCTATGCTACTGCGATGATCTATGATGCCTATTTTACTATGAATAAGGACGAGTGGATAAACCAGGAAAACATTGAATATAGAAGAGCTACTGAAAAGAGATTCAAACAATATTATATTACCTTTAAAGAATATTATGAAACTGTTGATAAACAGGTAAAAGCTCAAATAGTGATGGGTATTAAAAACAGAATGTTCCAAGAAGGACTTTTAATGGAAACAATTACTTTTGATAATTGGATTCAACATGTAATAACTGAGTATTAATTCTCAGTATTTAGGGAAGGAGACATATAATGTCAGCTAAAAAAATTATTTATTTTAGAATGCCATTAGTTAATACTGGCATCACGACTTATTACTCCACCAAGCATAGAGCTATTGATATGGGATGGAATAAGAATTATGGTGGGAAGACAGCTCCTGTTTATTCAATTAGCCGTGCTGTAGTATCAAGAATTTATAAGACTACTACAGGTGGAAATATTCTGGAATTAAGACATAATGAAGGCGAGACTACCTGGATTCAGCAGTTTAAACACCTTTCCAAGATTGGCGTCAAGGTAAATCAGAAGGTTAATATGGGCGAGCATATTGCTAATATGGGTTCTACTGGTACTGCTGCTACTGGGCCACATTTACATTATGCCTTATATAAATGTCCATTAGGTACTAAGGTACCACAGACTAAGTGGGCAGTAAATCCTCTTGAATATACTTATGCCTATGACGATCAGGTAGTACAGGCAAAGAGTGCTAGTAAGGTAAAGAGAGTTTATGGTGTTCCTTATTGCTTTGCTGGAAATGTTCCGTTTGAGAATGATTCAGCTGTTGATTCAGTAGAAGTTCTGGGTGACATGAATTGCCGTGACGCTGCTAAGGGAAAGATCTTAGGAGAGTGTGTAAATGGATTCTTTAAGTTTACTGATAAAGCTAAGAAAGGTGATTATACCTGGTATAAGATTGGTGACAATCGTTGGGTAGCCAATGTAAATGGAAAGGTAGAAGTAATTCCTGCCGGTTCAGCTAAACTTGCTACTCAGTCTGTATACGATGATGGCGATAATTCCTTAATTATCCCAGATGATCAGATTGGTATCGACTACGATGTTGAAGAAATCGATAATGCTGATCCAAATGAAGAGATTGAAGATTTTGAAGTTGATAATGGTGAAGTAGAAATTGTTGGATTCCACTTCTCAGATCATGCCTATGAAGTAGCAAAATACATTGCTATGATCGTGCTGCCAGCTGTTGCTACTTTATATTCAACTTTATCTTCAATTTGGAATTTCCCATTCCAGGATGAGATCCCAGCTACTGTAATGGCCATCGATTTATTCATGGGTG